GTTGCACTTGCCCTCTGAGATAACAGAGTCACCGCCCTTGGCGTTTAACCACGCAGCCCAGAGCTGCTCCCCAAGGTCACCAACCTGCATGTCGGCAAGAAAGTCCTTGCTCATGAGTGGTTGTATTCGAGGCACGCATCCTTAATGGTTGCCACCTCGATATTTACTTTCATGCGGAAGTCCTTGACTAGCTCTGCCACGTCCTCTGATGAGGATATGGGATTGCCTGTATCGTTGTGGAGCTCCTCATACAACTCCGTTGTGAGTCTCTGAATCTCCTGAGTGGAGAAAGAGTAAACCTCACTTAGCTTTCTTAATTTCATCCTTGATGATTTGAATGACTTTGTCTACTTGTTTGCTGTTCTTAGGCACGAACAACATGTAGTCGCCATTCCCCGTCTCAACCATCTGCTTAAGGAAGAGCTTCCATCTAAGCGGGAACCCGTGCTGCGCACGCTGATATCCCTTGGTTTCAATGATGAACTTGTGCTCGTGAGAAACAAAGTCCGGGGTATACTCCATCTTCCTGACCACCTTGCCCGAGTAGTCTATCATGTCAGGCCTCTTGTTGGTTGACTTGAAATAGATACCGGGGTAGATGAACTTCTCAGTGAGGAGGAAGCTCTCAGGTTCGTACTCGAACTTGAGCTTAGCTTTCTTTAGCTTATCGTAGCAGTCAACCTCAAGACCAGACTTGAGCTTCTTGCCACCACGATTCATGCTTTTGCGCCGTGCCATGTGGCAAAGCTACGCATTGTCAGTCAGGAATGGTGGCTTGTTTACCAACATTCAATTCACCAAGAGACCTGAACAACTTAGGTCCGGGAGACACAAAGTTAAACCCAGACTGCTCTTGGCTGAACTCAAAGCGCAAGGGGAAATCTAGTGGGGTGGGGTGCCCGCCTGTCTCGGTCATGCGAACCTTACGTACGTGCATCTCTACGGTACGCCTGTCGCTCCACTCCTGTGCTTGAATCTTTCTGTGTAGGGTGATGAACCCGTCAGCCCTGTTGACAAACTTACCTCCACCCTCTGTGTCCTCAGCGTACGGAGCGGTAGGCAACCCATCATCTCCCTTACGGCGCTGCGCCTCTGTAAAGGCATGGGCGTTGACCCACATGGCAACCTGATTCTTGACGCTGAAGGTGAGGAACTCACTGGCTGCCTCGTAGTGGTACTCGTGGGTGCTGATGCCTCGAGCAGCACTCATGTCAATACGCAGGGCATTGTATGGGTCTATGAGCACACCGTCTAGCCCCTCGTACTTGATAAGCTTTTCAGCAAAGACCAAGATGTCCGTGTGACTGTAGTTTTTGTGGTTGTCAATAAAGGTGAAGTGCCTGTTGACCCACTCGTGTGCTGTAGTAAGCTCCTTGTGGTTCATGCGTTTGATAGGCATGTCCATGCAGAACTGCATCAACTTAATTTTGTTGGCCCACGTAGGGTTCTCTGCGCTGTACACCAGCCACTTCCATCCGTGCAGCATAGAGGATGCCACCATCAGCCACAGCGTAAAGGTAGTCTTACCCACGTTGCTGTGCCCGTTAATCATAAGGAACTCTTTCTTGAACCTGAAGTACTCGTTGAACTTCTCGTTCTCTGTCTCTAGGCCTAGCTTAATCTGACCCGTGACATACTTCTGAATCCACTCATAGTCCTTGTCGTCCGAGGCAATGAAGGACATGTCTCCGTCGTTGATTCGCATCTCACGCCGGACTCTCTCTAGCTCTCTGGTAATCTCTCCGATAGGTGCAAGCCTACCCTGCTCTATCCCATCTACGATTGTCTTCTTGGCCTGCCCAATGTCAAGTGGGTTGCGTGCTTCTATCTCTCGAACAAGAACACGGAAGGCCTCCTCTTCTTCTACCCTACCGGCTGCTATGAAGCCACCGATAAGGTAAGAGGCACGGACTAGTGCTGCATGCTTGCCGCCCTCGGGGGCGTACCGAATCATTTGAGCTGCTATCTGTAGCTTCTCGTAATCAGTACGCCCCTTTGCCTCGGTAGGTTCTGGCTCTGCACGCTGTTCGGATAGAAGGCCACCAAATCGTGATGGCTCTTCGTTAATGCAAATGCTGTCGTCGTAAGACTCGAAGCACGCACGGGATTCGTTGATGCCTGAGGGGTCAGCCTCAAGCCCATGCTTTCTACTGAAGTAATCACAGAGAGAACGGAAGTGGTCGCGGTGCCTCTCGGGATTGCTAATCTCTACGATTGCCTTGATGCCGTCACCACTGGGTGATGTCCAACACGCCATAACATGCTCATCAAATGCAAGCCTAGACTTAGCTTCCTCTACGTCTCCAACGTGGTCGAAGTCCAAGACGATGATGCCGCTATGCTTTTGCAGCGACTCATCCTTGCGCTCCTTGAACCTACCACTCCACAGTACAATAGGCAGTTGCTTCTTTGCATCCTTGTTACCTCCTCGTACTAGGTCAATCTTCTGCTTCTGCTTGCCAGATTGGATGCGTTGCAGTGCTGTTTCCACTGTGATGTACAGGGGGTCCTTGTTGTAAAGGTCTTCGAATATCGTTACCACTTGTCTCATGTTTCATGTTAATCCTCAATAATACCAAGTATCCCATCAAGTCTAGGAGTGTGTCTTCGTCGACATCATCAGTACCCCAGTTCTTGATTCTGTTTAGCTTGTCATCAATGCGAACCAGCAGCTGCTCGTGAGCATTTGCTTTGCTAAAGATACGGGAAGGATTGAGTGCGGCATTGCCATACCTCTGATTTTTTTCAGTGAGCAGGGCTGACACCTCTAAACAAACTCCCTTGACTTCGCGCACAAAGTCACGATGATTCCAATGCTTCGACATATTTCTTGATGTTGTCTTTTAATCTCATACCCATAGATGTATTGCCCACCTCCATGTGATAGATACAGCTTGCTGTTTCTCTAAGCATCTTGTAGAAAGAGAAATGTTGGCTGTACAAATCGGCGCTTTTCAGGTAGTAGCACACGCTGCTGTGGTCTTTCTCTAAGCACTCGGCAATAGAGACTACCTTGAAGAAGGGCTGCATGGCATCTGCAAACGCCACCCTGAGGATGACGTTCATCTGCACTCTACTCTTGGGCTCGAACTTGTAGTCGACAGCCTCATAGTAGGCGTCGCGTACTTGAGCAAGCTCACTGAGGTTACCCCTCTTTACTACGTAGTTGGGAACCCACCCTTTTTTTGGAGAGGATTTCCTCAATCTTGATTTCGACTTTGCCATCGTATCTGTTTCCGTAATAAGAGCGATACATCCGGTCCCATGTGTGACCCTTAAGGATGTCTTCAGGTTTCTCTGCGCTGGTTACAGCGTAGTCCATCTTCGTGTGCTCAGTGAATTTCTTCTTGCCTTTGGTTACGCGAAGCTTCAGCTCGTAGTAGTATATGTTTCTCATGACATGAAGCGGGGAAGACGCCTAACCCTAAGCGCCTCCCCCTAATCAACATGAAACAGTTTACCTCTTAGAACGGAACGTCCGAGGATTTGGTTTGCTTGGGGTTGTCAGCACGAGGGTCGTACACTGATGCCCATGCGTTGGCTCTTGAGAAGCGCTCCTTGTCTGGAGTCAATACGACTGAGACATAGACTGAGCCTTTCTCTGTTGCATACTTCTTCATCTCCTCCAACTCGGCAAGTGTAAACTTGAGACGAGCGGATGATTTGACCTGTGTTACATCTCCGATGAACACGCGGTCTGTGGTTGGTTTGTTATCCATGTGAATAAAATGTTGAATTAGATTTCGTCATAAATGTAGTCATCAACTACGGGTTTGTCAAGGAAAAGCCAATCTTTTATTTTCTCTACCGCCTGTTCAAACTTGAACTTGCCTCGAGCGATTGTCTGTTCCGATGCTTTGTACACAGCGATTGGGTAGGGGTACGTCTTCTCCTGAGCGACCCAGTAGAACTCGTCATTACCGGCAACCTGTGTATAGATGTAGGCTTGAATGTCATACGAGAACTTGTTGACATCGTACCTGAATCCAGACAGGGAGCGTGTGCTCTTGCTGTCTGCTACATACAGTCCTTTGCAATCAAAGAAACCGCGTACGGGGATGTCCTCAATGAACTCGTTGAACTCTAACTGGTACTCGCCTTTGAGATACTGGTCTTTTACTCCAGAGTCTACAAGGCGCTTGACCATGTAGTGCGCTGTCTTCCAATCCGATTCATCAACCAGAGTCTTCTCGCTCTCAATAGCCTCAGTCTTTAGCTGTGCTACTGCTGCCTTGTACTCGGATGAACTCTTCGGGTTCTTCAGGGACTTGACTCTGTCACTCATCTTCTCCATGACTTCATCATGGTTGATGACCTGATAGGTGTCCTTAGCCTTCTGAGGTTCGAAGAGCATCATGTCATACATGGACCCGAAGTAGAGCGCTGGAGATTCTTTCTTGAGCTTACCCTTCATGTACAACTCGAAAGCACGCATATCATTGAGTGCATGCTTCACTGAGCTGTACGAGAGATAAGACTTAGCTGTCTTCTCCTGAAGCTTGATTGAAAACTCCATTACTTCTTCTTACTCTTCGCGCCTTTAGATACGACGGTCTTATTGACTGTCTCGAGAAGTTCGGAGTCTTGGTCGGGACTAAAGCTGTACTTCTCCACGGACATGGCGTATGCCTGCTGTGGATTCTTAGAGTTCTGAATGAAAGCGACAGCCTTATCCATTGTCTCCTCGTCTGCCTTAGGCTTGCTTTCTACCTTAGCTACAGGCTTGGCAGGAGCACTAGCTTTGGGTGCTGATGTCCTACCATGTGTGTTGGTAGAGTCGCTGTCCTTACCATCGTCGATGCAGAACAGACCATTGAGTGCGTACTTCCTCGCATAGGATGATGCTGCTCCAGTTACTTGCGAGCCATCCATGCCCTTCTTGTTTTCTTCTTCTCGAGCAAAGCCTGAGGCAGAAATCTCTCCTTCCCCGTCTGATACGACAGCAGTAGCATGTACATATACACGCCCTCCTGTCTCGACCATTGTGTCACTCATCACGAGAGCCAGCCCGTGTTCAGTAAGTAGAGGTTTTAGAGATTCTACAATGTCCTCGCACGAGCGATACTTGTATTTACCAAAGGAGTTGAATTGTCCCTTGGGTGCTTTCAGACGTGACTGCACGTCGGATAGCTTGTGAATGATTGTTTTCATGTGAAATAGAATTGTGTTGTTCTTGATATTGTGTTAAAGTTCGGAACAATTCCTGACAAAATCAAGGTTTCGACAGGTAAATGATTCGGAAAAGTTATCAACATACTATAGGCTGTCAATGAATATCCACTTGATTACCAGTGAGATATACAGTGCAGCGATTAGCTTGACCGCGACAACTCTCCTTGA